AAGCTTGAGTCTATCGTTGCAGAAAATGCATCGTTACATAATGAATTAAATGCCATTAAGGCTAATTTAATCATTGAGCAACGCACTGCTAATCTTGACGAACAACAAAAGAAATACTTAAGAAAAGTATTTACTGATAAGTCACCAGAGTTCATTAAAGAGAACTTTGATTACACTTTAAAGTTGTTTGAAAAAAAATCCAACAATAGACTTGAGTACCTAAAAGAAGAAGCTCTTACAGAGAGTTCTAACGTTGATCGTGTTGTTTTTGAACAAACAGAAACACTTAACGAATCCGTTGAAACATCTCCTTACTTAAAAGAATTAAGTAAGTACTAAGAACCAATTTTAAAGGTTATTCCTGAGTTACCTAACCACTCACAACGGTTTTGGGGTCGATATTTTAGATTATAAAGGAAAATAACAAATATGAAATCAATTAGACCTACACAGGCCTATATCGATGAAACAAGAGCAGCAGCATTATTAGAGAAGTGGGCACCAGTGCTCGATTACTCCTCAAAGAGTGTTGCTCCAATCGAAGACGATCACACACGTTTAAACACAGCAATGCTACTTGAGAACCAAGAGCAGTGGTGCATTCGTGAAGCAGGTCCTAACTACAACCCAGGCTCAACTGGCATTAATCGTGCTGGTAATCCAGGTGCTGTAGGTAATGCACAGTCCATGTATGCTGGTACAACAGTTACCGGTACACAAGGTACTGACACGTACGCAACGGGTGACTTCCGTCTACCGAAGATCTTGATTCCGATGATTAGACGTACTTTTCCCGAGTTAATCACAAACGAGATCGTTGGTGTTCAACCAATGGCAGGTCCAGTTGGATTAGCATTTGCATTACGTTACCGTTACACGGGTCAAACCCTTGGAACTAACGACGGTGCAGGCTCTCCTACTCCATTCCCTCCTTCCCAAGCAGCAATCCTATCTGGCGCAGCAGGACAGGAAGCTGGATATCAGTACTTACAGACAGCTTATACAGGTACAACTGCAGCTTATCTATCTGGTGCTCAAGGAGCTTATAGTTCCTTAACCAGCTGGATTACCGGTGGTCAAAACTATGCAGCCGATGGCGCATCAGTTGATCAAGGTATTGCAGCTCTTCTTCAAAACTACGAATTAACGAACGCAATTCCGACATTCGAAGTAACATTTGAAAAGACAGCAGTTGAAGCAGGTACAAGACGCTTAGGTGCTAATTGGTCAGTTGAACTCGAACAAGACTTGAAGAACATGAACGGTATTGATATCGATACTGAATTAACAAACGCTATGTCGTATGAAATTCAGGCCGAAATCGACCGTGAAATGCTAATCAGAATGATCCAAATTGCTCTAAACGCAGGTTTTGGCAATGGTTATTCTGTATGGTCGCCAGCTTCTGCTGACGGCCGTTGGTTAGTAGAGCGTAATCGTGACTTCTATCAAAGATTAATTATTGAAGCAAATCGTATTGCAGTTCGTAACCGTCGTGGAGCAGCTAACTTCGTTGTTGCTACACCTCGCGTTGCAGCTATCCTCGAAATGTTGCCCGAATTCCAATGGGTACCAGTTCAAGGTAATGTAAATACACAGCCAGTAGGCGTTGCTAAAGTAGGTAATCTTGGTGGACGTTTCAACGTTTACCGTGATACACGTACCGAAGGTAATTACATGGCCGGTGAATACGGCCCTCAAAACCAAGGTAACCCACGTCCAGAGTATGCCCTATTGGGTTACAAAGGACCTGAGTTCTATGATACAGGTATCATCTACTGCCCATACATTCCAGTTATGGTTCAACGTACGATCGGTCAGAACGACTTCGCTCCAAGAGTGGGTCTATTAACACGTTATGGTGTTGTAGATAACATTTTCGGTGCAAGTCTTTATTACCACGTAATCCTCGTTAGTGGCCTCGGTCAAAGCTTTACTCCTGCTACGCAGGCAGTATACTTCTAAGATCAAGCTTACTACAAAAACCCAACATCGAAAGATGTTGGGTTTCTTTTTGTCTTATTGCTTTGACGTCTTCACGTGCGGTCCGTAAATGTCATATAGGTTCTTACTGAACTTGAACATTAGATCCTGACTAGATGCTCTTACGGGATTAATATCTATCCCACCACGTCGTGCATACAAACACATTACAAATAATTCTGTTGGTTTAAAGATGTCATGCAAACGTTTATAGATACACTCACAAATCTCTTCATGAAAATGACATTCATCTCTAAATGATACAATATACTTTAGTAACGATTCTTGACTGACTAAAGTATCTGCTTTCATATAGATGTATACGTCACCCCAATCTGGTTGACTTGTAACTCTACAATTACTCTTTAATAAACCTGAATGGAAGAATTGCTCTTGTTGACTATATTTGTCTGCTAATATACCTATATCTTGTAATAATAAATCAGGAGTTTCAGTATATGTATCAAACTTAATCCTCATTAAGTCTTCTTCTTTAATATCATTTTCAAGAGTAACAAACAAATCTTTATTATAAAAATCATGAGCACTTACTTCAGTTTTATCAACTAAGAAACCTGGCAAGAAACTTACTCTAACATTTGTACCTAATAGATCAGATAAATCTGCACTTGCTGTATTTTTAAAATTAAGTATACCATCACGAACATTTCCACCTAACTTTTCCATATTAAAACTATTGAAGTATAGTTTAATGGATTTACTCTCAACAATATACTTACTATCAGCTGGGTAACAAATCTTTGCAACACCAGTTACAGGACAACCATTGCTTAATAAAAAGGAACATTCATAAGCATTCCAAGTATCAAACCCAACAAATGGTAAGCTTTCATCTTGAATACCTAGGTATGTGCGGTTATTCTGTCTTGGCTCCTTAACAAGTAATGACTTATCGTATGTATTTTTATACTGCGATGTTTTACCTAAATGTACATTAATGTTTGAATTGTCTAGTACTTGTTTGCTCATAGTTTAATTGTATATTACTTCTTAAGTTTTTCAATCTCTTTTTTAATTATTTTATATCTCTCTTCCACATTACCGGCTAACTTAACAACGTTACCAGGATTAAAATGCTCAATATAAAAATCAAATAACTCTATTACTTTATTTCTAAATTTAACATCAATGCTTCTTACCCCATCATCAACTAACGGAATAGATGGATCAGTATAAAATATAATATCATACTTACCGATAAGTTTCTTACATATATACTCCGCATAATAACCCAACTCTTCATCGCACTTTTTCATATAAGATAGATACGTTGTATAAACTAAAGCATCTAAACAACATCTATCTAGCACACAATCATTATCTTTATTTTTTAGATAGTTATCAATATGACTATGAATAGTAATCATTTGAGTAAAGTTATCACCATCTTCATTGATAGATAACTTATATTTTTCCTTTAACTGTCTAGTTATTTCTGCCTCAAAATTCCAAGACTTAAAGTATTTATCTTTCTGCATTTTAGAAAGTAAAGTACTCTTCCCCGAACTCTGAGCTCCTGTAAATGCAATAATCATCGTTTTAATATTTCTTTAAATTGTTCTACATTATAACTAATATCCCTTAATTGATCTGGAGTAACTTCCGTGTCAATTAAATCTGCTAACTTAATAGTAGGCTTATCCTGCAAGCCTAAATCACCATTATAAGTTAAACCTTGCAATCCTGCAACTACAGGGTTAGATGTATCAATACTTCTAATATTATAAATTTCATTATTTACATAATAACTAAACTCCTTAGCTAAGGAACAACCTAATAAATGATGTGGTTTATTCCAATTCCAATAACCGTCATTAATTAAGTTTTGTATAAAGCTTTGCCTACCTGTGCAAAATCTTTCAAGCTTTGTCTTACCTTTACCGGTTACAATATAATAGGAAAAGTCAAAACTTAATGCAATATAATCAGCATACTCACTCATATATTTGTATACATCTACCAACTCATCATATGTTTTTCCTTGTACAGCTCCAATTTTAAGACCTGGTAAGTCTGTATACTTAGCTGTAAAGTCTGCAAAACTTTTTACCGTACTGTAACCATCCTCTAAAACATCTGGCACTATATAATAACTAGGTTTTAGTTCCTTAATATAATTAGCAAACTTATCACTGTCAAAGGCTTTACCTAATTCAAAGATACTGTTATCTAATAATACACTACGACCTCTTGCAATTGACTTTTTAAAGAAATCATAATACTCTGGGTACTTTTCAAAGAGATGTACTAATGCGTAATCATAATCATTATACACCACTGATTGGTCTAACATTGCAATTGGAGATTCATGTGATACTAATATTCTATTTGCCATATATCTTATTATAGTACTGTTCCGATAAAATCAATAACGTTTAAATATAATATATGAGTTTATTAGGCTTTATACAAAAAAGATCTCCGTTTAAAATATCTTTACATATACCAAGAATTAAACTACCCAAATTAGCTTTACCCGCATTA